GGTTGCCCACCGCATTACGGTGAAGATGTATTTGCTTACTATGAGAGTGTAATGTCCAAATGGCATTCGTAAATGTTTTCGGAGGACATGGGTTTGTCGGAAGCGAGTATTGCCGAGCCTCGAAAGACGGTCTCATCAAAAATCATAGAAACAATTACGAAGTATCAAGTGCAAATTGTGTTTACTTTATTAGTACCGTTGACAACTATAATGTACATTTCGATAATCAACTGGATATTAATACTAATCTCGTTGTTTTAATGCAGGTTCTGAATAGTTATCGAAAATATATTCAGAGAACTGGTGAGAAGGGCACTTTTAATTTTATCAGTTCTTGGTTTGTATATGGTCAAGACTCTGGGTTCGGTGTTGGCTCTCGCGGAATTCCAGAAACTGATCCATGTGAACCGAAGGGATTCTACTCAATCACCAAACGATGCGCTGAGCAACTTCTCATATCATATTGTGAAACGTTTGATTTAAATTATCGGATATTGAGGTTAGCAAATGTATTGGGAAAACACGATAAAAAAGTATCTGCAAAGAAAAACGCACTTCAATACCTCTTGGGGGAAATTGCTAAAAACAAACCAGTGGACCTTTACGACTCTGGTTATTTTTATCGCGATTATGTTGACGTTAGGGATTGCGCTCGTGCTATCGATCTTTGCGTTAGACTTGGGGAACAAAATAGCATTTATAATATCGGGAACGGTAAGGGGATAATCTTCCGCGATATTCTCCGATATGCTCGAGATGCGATGGACTCTGCATCAGTGTTTAATACTATCGAGCAAAAAGAGTTTCATAAGAAAGTTCAATCCTCTCGCTCTTTCTTTATGGATAATACCAAGTTGGTGGCGCTTGGATATAGACCAGAACACTCTATTAACGAAACAATCGACGATCTAATTCAAGGAATATTAACTGATAAAAATAACTAAATAGAGTATAAATCTCCCATAGAGTGGAAGGAATTATGCTTGGATTTAGTCAATATCTCACTGAAGCCGCCAAATTCGAAACAGAAGATATTAATGGTGGACACGTTGACCATGTAGAAGATTTCTTTATCACACATGGGAAAGAAGGTTTAGATCTATCTCTTAATTTTCTAGATAATGTTCACAAATATCTAAAGGGTGAACCATCAGCCGCCAGTGTCTCTGTAAAGCACGACGGTGCTCCAGCCATGGTATTCGGTCGACTCCCAAACAAGAATGCCAAGTATACAGGCTATGCTCCTGGGCAATTCTTCGTTGCAACTAAATCCGCTTTCAATAAGACGACACAAAAGCTCGTCACATCTCCAGAGGACGTAGAGAAGCATTTCGGTGATCGTCCAGAACTTGCTTCTAAAATGCTCGCTGCATTAGAACATCTCCCTAAAGTCACGCCAATGAAGGGTATCTATCAAGGTGACTTCATGCATACACCTGATATGGTTACTCAAGAGGGAGATGAAGAGACTGGAGTTACATATTCTCTTAATCCACAACTAATCAACTATTCTGCTCCTGCAAACTCAAAGCTCGGACAGAAAATCGCTCAATCTAAATTTGGTATCGTTGTTCATACTGCATACCCAAATGCAAAATGGAAACCAAATGCTAAGACTGGCGAAATGATGTTGAATTTCCCAAAAAGACAATTCAATGTCCCATTAAGATCATTCGGTGCACATCCAGACGTCCATGTGATTGACCCAAGAGCATTGCGACCAAATCCAGAAAATCATGTATCTGACGCTCAAGCTGCATATGATCGTGCTGTTAAAAATGTCAAGATTATGTCAGAGAAACATGATTTCGATCATGTAATTCCTCACGGCGATCATTACTCAACGTATGTTAATGAAACTGTTCGCACTGGCGCACCATTAACATTCGAAGGATTCACTGAGCACGTTAATAATAAATTCGAGAAGAAAATTCAGAATCCAAAGAACGCAAAGAAAGCACAAAGCATCGCTCAGAAAAGAGATGAGACATTGAATGATTTAAGTATGAATTCTGTTAAGTGGCGTCAAACAATGCGCATTCACGACGCACTCAGTGAAGCCAAACACGCTCTATTGCCAGGTCTTGATACAAATGCTCAAGACAATCCAAATTTAATGCAAGGTTCAATCAGTGATCCAGATACAGGTGAGATTGTGAATTCACAAGAAGGTCATGTTATCGTGATGAGAAATCCTCAAACAGGAAATGATGTTCCAACAAAGTTTATTGATCGCCCAACCTTCAGTCGTTTAAACTTTAGTCGTGCACGCTTTGCTCGTAATGCTGCAGCAGAACAAGAGACAGAACAATGAGAACATCATCATGGGAAAAAGATAAAGACATCATTGCAGGAACAGAAAGTTTCGATGATGATTTCGGCAGTGCATACGACAGAGTAGCCTACGATGTGCCAAATAGAGGCAATGCTGCTGGAATTAAGTTGCCAAAACGTGCATCAGAAATGACGATTGGTGAACTTGAAGATTTCTATGGCACTGCAAACAATCCAACAGAAGCACGATTACGTTCACAAGCATATGGTACAAAACGATTTGGCTCTGATAGTCCACAAGGAAAATATGGAAGTTCAGGCACAGGTAAATATCAGTTTGAAGTGACTACACTTTCTCAGACTGCAAAAGATCTTTATGGCGATAACTATAGAAATGTAGTTTATAGTCCTGACGAACAAGAAAAGTTAGCAAAACATTTGTATACAAAAAAGGCTGCAGAAGGTCCAAAGGCTCTTGGCAATACCTGGTTTGCAATGAAAAATAAAACAGCAGCTGGTCCAAGCGCTGATGCATATGATTCTCCATCTTCATCTATAGCAGCTCCTGTTGTTGCAGCGGCTGCGCCAGTTGCTGCCTTTGCATCTTTTAAAAATAAAGATAAAGATGAAAAAGAAGAAGACGATTCATTATATGCCAATAGAGATGAAGAACCAGTTGGAACATTAAAACATATTGAAACATGGTTTAATCCAGAGTCTCGGCTCAAAAATATGCAAGCACTTTTAAATAAAGAAGTTGTTTTAAAAAGAAAAACAGAAAGACCTAAGACTGCTATTCGTTTTAAAGCATTTCGAAAAGCAATTCAAGAACAAATTATTATGAATGAATCTCTAGAAAAAGAGGACAAATAGTATTATGAGTGAGAAAGAAGTAAAATCTCATGCAATGTTGGTTGGTGGATTCTCACCATTCACCAAAGGACATGACGAAAACGTAAATCAGATGAAGTCTGGTGAGCACACCAGCGTTAATGTCTTCACAACGCAGTCTGCTCGTCGTCCAATCTCAGCAGAAAAGAAAGTTGAGTACATTAAAACTGCCGTTGGATCAGATGTAAACGTAGACACAACAATCACTCCATTACATGCTGCATCTCAAGTTTATTCCTCTGGTAAAAGAGGAAAGTTAGTTATTTACGGTGGATCTGATCGTTCATCTATTGCAGATCGTATCCGTGATTATAACAACAAAGAAGGTAAACACGGATTCTATAAATTCGATGATATCGAATTCAAACAAGTTGGTGGCGAAAGAAAGCAAGGAGCAAAAGGGCTTTCTGGTATTTCTGGAACAGCAGCACGTAATGCAAAGAATCCTCGTGAACTCAAGAAGTTCCTCCCAAAAGCATTACATCCACATGCCGAAGATATCTTTAAAGAACTAAAAGAAGAAGTATGTCCAATAGCATTCTTCCTCATTGGTGGTCCAGGAAGTGGAAAGGATTTTGTTCTCAAGAATACTTTTGCCAAGTATGATTTGATGGAAGTTCAGATTGATCAGGTTCTAAATGGAGCTGCAAATCAGTTGTTCGAAGAAAAGAAAAATCTTGTCATCAATGGTCCTATTGATCAAGGCAAGATTGAAGAAATTAAATCATTACATGAAGATTATAATTTCGATACAATTTACGTTTCAGTAACGAATAAAGTTAGCCGTCAGCGTAATGAGCAAAGAGAAAATCCACTTAATGAATCAAAAAGAATTCAAAAGTTCTTGAGCACTGAAAAACTTGTAGAATCTCTTGATGATGTATTTGTATTTAATAATTCGATGAATATCAATGCTGCAAGTGCATTTGAAAAATTAATTTTTGAAGATCAAACAGTTAAACTTGAACAGCGCATTCAAACTCATGGTATTGATCCAGTTGAAACACCAGAACTAAGATCATTCACTGTTCTAGCAGAAAGATTTAAGAAGCGTGTTGCAAGAGACAAAGAATCTGGATTACCAAAGAAATACGTTGCTGGATTAAGTTCATCAACAGCAAAGGCGCGTGCTGCACATTGGAAAGAAAAAGAAAAGTATTCTGATCGTGATCCACGAGCATATGAGCCAGCTCCAGGAGACGAAACAGCAAAAACGAAACCAAGCAAACATACATTGGCAATTCGAAAAGCAATGGATGAGGGTATTGATTTTGATAAGCCAATTCCAGCGAAAGTTGATCCAAGAAGAAATCGTGTTGCTCGCACTGGCAATATTACAGCAGTCATGCAGAAAAGAAGTATGTTAAAGAAAATTCGCATGATGTCAGAAACGAAAGAGTATAATCTAAAGCAATTAATCGATACAACAAAATCTATTACAAATCAATTATCGATTCCTGCTAACAGATTGAGCAATTTAACTGAAGGAAGTGCAACATATATGGATAATAATGTTTTGTGGGAAGCAGTAAAACATCCATCATCACAACGCTGGTATCTAACTGGTAATTACGCAGAGAATAACGATGAGTGAAGATAAGAAAAAAGAATCAAGCCTTTCTCTGTCAGCAAAGGCTAAAAAGTTTGGCGTGTCATTAGGCACACTTAAGAAAGTTTATAAGCGTGGTGTTGCTGCATGGAATTCTGGACATCGTCCAGGAACGACACCACAACAGTGGGGTCATGCGCGTGTGAATTCTTTCCTTCGTAAAGGCAAAACATATCACACAGCTGATAAAGATCTTAGAGAAGATTTAGATATTAATGAATTATTTGAAATGCAACTATTTGGAACAGATGAATACAGACAGCATGCAATTGCAATGACACCAGGTCAAAACCAGGAGATTGAAGATGTTTTCCCTACTGAAGAATATGGTAACGAGATTCCGAATACTGGAGATGAAACAGAACAAGCACCAGAACACGGCGGTGAGGAATCGAATGCAAGAATTGGATATGGAAATCCTGGAAATGCTGGAGTCTCGTTCAGAAACCTCCGAAAAGCACTCCAAGAACAAGAAGAAGCAGAACAAGAAGAAGTAGAGGACGAAGAAGAGGAAGAACTCGAAGACGATGAGATTGAAGGGGATGGAATTGATTTCACACCATCACTCAAAACAAGAAAGGTTAAGAACTACTTCGGTCAACAATATGCTGCGCCAGATATAAGTGGATTGCCTGTTCTAACTGGAATGGTGGCAGAGGAAACTCTCAGTGAAGCAGTTGATTATCATATTCAAAATAATTTATCTTTGATTGAAAACATATATCGCCCAGGATCTGAGATGTTCTTTGCAATGATTTTAGAAGCAAAGAGATTATATGCAGAGGGGCAATACACAGCAAGGGATGAATTTGAACAGGATCTTCTCGAAAGCGATATCGGAGAAGTTGCTGAGTATGAAGGCGAATCAGTTCTTCTTGATTATCCATATGAAGAGGATATGGAAGAATGCTGGAAAGGCTACACTCAAAAGGGAATGAAGAAAAAGGGAGACAAAATGGTCCCAAACTGCGTTCCAATGGAAGAGGAAAACGATCCAACGAAAGGAAAAGGAATCGGTAAGCCATTTCGCTCAGGCGGTGGTGGTGCAGTATACGTTCGAAACGAGAAAGGGAACGTCGTTAAGGTCAATTTCAGCCAATCTGGTATGAAGAAACGATTCAACGAACCAGCAAGAGTTAAATCTTTCGTCGCAAGACATAACTGTTATGGTAATAAGGATAAGACTAGTGCATCCTATTGGGCATGTCGTTGGCCAAGATACTTCAGTGATTCGGGAAAGAAATGGTGGTAAATCCATACGAGCAAAAAAACCTAAATAATGGTGTATTCCTGCGCACATTCTCAAAGGATGTTTTGAGTGAAGAACTCGTTTGGCACAGAGATCACAACGACAGAATCGTAGAGGTTCTTGACGGAGAAAACTGGGAAATCCAGTTTGAAAATAAACTCCCACAGTCCCTCAAAATCGGCGAAGAATATGTTATTCCAGCATATACTTACCACCGAATTAAACGTGGCACGACAGATTTAATAGTTAGAATTCAAGAGAATCTTGAGGGTTAAAATGGAAGGATGGCAAAAAGGTGCACCAGCGGTATTGAAATTCTCAAGTGCTGGGAAGCAAAAATATTTTAAGCAGTTTCCTGAAAGAGAAGCCTGGTTTAAGCAAAATTATCCAGAGCATTTCGGTAGATCTGTAACTGCCGCCACAACCAGTCTCAAGAAAACTAATACAGCAAAGAAACAACAACAAAGACTCTCAACAATTCGCCAAGCTGCTTCAAAGCGCGATCAACTTAAAGTTTCTTCAGCAGCAGTTCAAGCCATGGGTGCTCGCCGCCGAGAGGGTGGTGAGGGTCTTGGTGGTGGATTAGAAACCAACCGTGATATCATTGCACATGCTCGTGCTGGTGGAACAATTAGTTCTGGCGGTCTCGGAAGTTTGTTTGAAGATGGAACATCAAATCCTCTTTCTGGTGGTGTTGAAGCCATTATAGATAAGGATGGAAATACAAAAGGCTGGAAATTTAACGGTGTCACATATAAATCAGCAAAAGAAGCAAATGCCGCCAAAAATTCATTAGATGATGCGATCAATAAAGCAAAAATGTCTGACATTGGCGATACAATCAGCTCAGTTGGTGACAAAATGGGTGATTTGCTCAGACTCGGTTATGATGCGATAGGAACTGCGGCAGAAAATAAAAAGAAAGAGTTGCAAGCAAGAGGTGAATGGGGTCTTGACTGGCCAACTCCAGATAAAGATCCAACACGTTGGAGCAGCAGACCAGATGCATTGCCAATGTATAATACATGGAGCGGCGGGACTGATAAAGATATTTTAAAAGCACTTAAAGCAGATTTCTCACCAAAAGAAACAGCAGACAAAGCACCAATTAGATCTCAGTATGCAAAAGATATATCCGTAGATTTAGCAGCTGATAGACCAGATATTCCGAAAAGAAAAAAATCCGATGGGGATAAAGGTATGTATTACGAAGAAAATGAACTAACAGATGTCGCAAAGACACTTGCAGAAAGAATTGTCACCAACAAATTGCAGGAATGCATGCCTGAAGAAAGCAAGTGGGATAATTTAGATGCATGGGAAAAGAATCCGATTCCAAAAGGCGCATCATCAGAAGCAGAAGATGAGCCAGGTGAATATGATTATGAAGGTGATATGGCAAAGTCACAACTTCGTAGCATCGCATACAATGCAAAAATGCTTCACGACATGTTAGAAGATAATACAAATCTCCCTGAATGGGTACAGAGCAAGATTACACTTGCTGAAGATTATATGCTCACTGCAGCAAATTACATGCGTAGTGAAATGGATCGCATGGATGAAGCAACATCATTCCCAGCTGGTGGTGGTGTGATCAATTATGATCCAAAATGGGAGAAGTCTGAAGCAGAAGGAACTGCAAATCTTGGAGACGAACAGCCTCCATTTGATCCAAGTCCTAACAGACCAGAGATGGATCCAGGAAAGCATCCAGAAGGATTTCGTCGTGCACGTCAACTTGCTCGTCAAGCATTAAAAGCAAAAATCGCATCAATGCAACAACCAGCTGCAGCTGAAGATTTAGTTGCACAACATAATGCATTGCATAATGTTGAAGAAGCATACAGAGGACCAACAACTACGATTGACGGACAAAGATATGCTGGCAAATTAACTGCTGATCAAATAAAAGCAGCAAAAACTCGTGCAGCAAATTTAGCAGCAGAAAAGATTCCTTATGAAGCTCGCGCTGCAGAAAGAGTAGCAAAGCGTTCAGCACAACAAGCAACACAAAAAACTGCATCAAAAGCAGTTCTAAAGAATGTCATTAAAGGTGTCGCTGGTAAAGTTGCTGCGCCATTAGCCGTTGGTATGGCAGGATATGATGCTTATAAGGGCTTCACTGCAGATCCAAATGCTGACATGTCAACAAAACTCAGTAACACTGGCAAATCAGTTTTGAGTGGATTGACATTCGGAATGGCTGGAACAGATGCCAAAACAATCAAAGCACAAGCAGCAAAGAAAGGAATGAAAGAAGAAGTTGATGAATCAAATGATCTTGTCAACCGAGGAATGCTTCCAGATACATCAGTAATTCCTGCAGGAAAAGGTTTCGGTGACGATCTTAAGAAAAATAAAATTATCAATAAAGCTGGAAAGGCTATTGAAAAGAAAAAGCCTGTTACATCCACAGAAAATCC